AGCAACAAGTTTCAACATGGTTGACGAACGGAGCATGGAATTTCCATTCAGCTCTGAATATCCCGTGGCTCGTTACTTTGGAAACGAAATCCTGAGTCATGGTTATGAGTCCGCGAATCTTTCGCGGCTCAATGATGGCGCACCGCTTCTTTATAACCATGACCCAGATCGCATGATCGGCGTTGTCGAACGTGCCTGGGTTGATGGTGAAAAGAAACGCGGTTATGCCAAGGTGCGCTTTTCGCGTAATAAATTTGCGCAAGAAGTGCTCCAAGACGTTCGCGATGGAATCCTTCGCGGCGTTTCTTTCGGCTACTCCATTGATAAAATGGAGGAGCGTGAAGATGGCCTCGTAGCTACCAATTGGTCGCCTTACGAGGTCTCGTTAGCTGTTATCCCAGCTGACCCCACTGTCGGAGTTGGACGTTCTCTTGAGATCGACGATTCTGACGTAAATGTTGAGGTTGAGCGTTCTTTACAGGACGCCGACCCTGACACTGCGGCTTCGACCGCATCTCCCGTAAACACAGTGACTGAAGTCATGGAAAGCACCACAACTGATGTGGAGGTGATCCGGTCCGAGGCCGTAGAGGCCGAGCGTACCCGGATTGCATCCATCAACAAACTCGGCGAGCGTCACAACCTCTCCGATCTTGCACGCGAATTGATCTCTGGCGGCCAGTCCGTTGACGAGGCTCGCGCTGCTGTCCTCGAAAAAATCGGAACTCAACCCGTGGAACACAGCATCACCGCCAACGATATCGGCCTCTCTGATAAGGAGACCCGTAGCTTCAGCTTCGTCAAAGCTCTGAACTATCTCTCTAATCAGGGTGATGCTCAAGCTCGTCGCGACGCAGCATTTGAAATTGAAGTTGGCGAGGCTGCTGCCAAGCAGTACGAGCGTTCTTCAAACGGCATCGTTATTCCTAACGAAGTCCTTCGTCGTGACTTGGTTGTAGGTACACCTACAGCTGGTGGTGACTTGGTTGACGACGTGCTCCTGGCCGGATCCTTCATCGATCTGCTTCGTAACCGCTTGGCAATTGCTCAAGCTGGCGCAACGATGCTGACCGGCCTTCAGGGCAATGTTTCGATCCCACGCCAGACCTCAGCGGCAAGCGCCTACTGGGTTGGCGAGAACGCTGCTCCTACCGAAAGCCAGCAGGCAATCGATCAGGTCAACATGACACCCAAGACCGTGGGTGCCTTTGTTGATTACAGCCGTCGCTTGTTGCTTCAGAGCAGCATCGACGTTGAAGGCATGGTCCGCAATGACCTCGCTCGTGTGATCGCACTGGAAATCGACCGCGCTGCTATCTACGGCACTGGATCTTCCAACCAGCCTCAAGGCTTGACCAACGTGAGCGGAATCGGCTCCGAGACCCTTACGGGCACCGGCACCTTCCTTGAGTACATCGCGATGGAAACTGACGTTGCAACAGCTAATGCTGATGCAGGCGCTCTTCGGTATATCGTCAACGCCACCACTCGCGGCGGATTGAAAGGAACCAAGAAGGACGCTGGCAGCGGTGAGTTCGTCTTCGCCGACAACGAGATCAACGGCTATCCCGTGATCGTCTCCAACCAGCTCGCTAACAACGACGCACTGTTCGGTGACTTCTCCATGTTCATCATGGGCATGTGGTCTGGCTTGGATCTCACTGTTGATCCTTACGCTGGCGCTACTGCTGGCACCGTTCGCGTCATCGCTCTTCAGGATGTTGACTTTGCCGTCAAGCAGCCTGGTGCGTTCTGCCTCGGCACCTGATACTCATGAGAGTTGAGATCATCCGCAATGTGATGATCAACGGGGGGCCTGTGAAAGCAGGCTCCTTTGTTGAAGTCGAACAAGGCATTGCAACACTGCTGATTGGCAGTGATAAGGCCAAAGTGGCCGCAGATCTTGAGCCGCTTGCTGAGGCTGCTCCATCGTGCCCTCCGAAGGCACCGTCCTGTCCGCCTAAGCCTCCTGCACGGCGTGCCAGTAAAAAGCAAACCCTTGGAGAAGACCAATGACCATCCTTTCTGTAGGGCTTGAAAAGCTTTCGCATTTTGCGTTAGCACCAACAGCTTCACGAACTTCTGCTCTTGACGGAACAGCTGTTGACCTGAATGACTACGAAGGCGACATTTGCGTAATTCTCGATGTCGAGAATGGCGGAACTTCAACTTTGGATGTCAAAATTCAATCGGCTGACACCTCTGGTGGAACCTATTCTGACGTGACTGACGCTGCGTTTACGCAAGTAAGCACAAGCGCAAGTAAGCAGACGTTGGTTTTTGATAAAGGAAGCGCAAAGCGTTACATCAAAGCTGTTTCAACAGTATCTACTTCAACCCACACCTATAGCGTCAATGCTTTTGGTGCTCTGAAGTACGCCTGATAGCTGTACGTGCCCGGTTCGTCCGGGCTTTTCTCATGGCATTTACAGAAGACTTAAGCGTTTTTTTGAGCACTGCTGATTTTGCTGTTCCTGTTGTTGCTGGCTCCACTACTGGGCTGGGGATATTGGACATGCCAAGTGAGATCATTGCTGATGGAATAGTGCTAACCACTGACTACAAATTGACTTGTGAGTCGTCAAAATTTGGAAACTTACTGCACAGCGATGCAGTATCAGTTGATGGAGTGAATTACACAGTTAGAAGTGCGAATCTTATCGACGACGGTAGTTTTGTTGAGTTGATGCTGATGAAGAACTCATGACTACCAGACGCGAACAAATCCTGTCGCAGATTGCTACGACACTGGCCAGTACGGCTGGCGTTAGTGGGAGGGTGTACAGGTCGAGGGTCACAGCGGCGGCAAGGGCTGAGACTCCGATGATTGTGATCGAGCCGGTGAATGATGTTGCACAGCAGCAGACTTCTTTGCCGAAACTTGACTGGACAATGCGCGTAAGAGTCGTCGTAATCACTAGGTCAACGACTCCTTACACGGATGCAGACTCAGTAATTGAATCGATGCACTCAAAAATAATGGCTGACTTGACTGTTGGAGGATATGCAATTGATGTGCAGCCGGTTTTGACAAGTTTCGAGTTTCTTGATGCAGACCAACCCGCTGGCGTGTTTTCTAACGAGTACGACGTTAAATACAGGACATCAGTAGCAGACCTTACTGTCTACTAAGGTTTAAGCAGTTGCAAGGATTACGATGAAAGACGAGTACAGCGGTCAAGGTGGGTCGTATCTTCTCGATCCAGAAACCGGAAAACGCACTCTGATTCAGCGAACACTTCCCGCCGACCCCCAAAAAGAAAATGGCACCACTTCTTCTACGGAAACGACTGATTCTGATCGAAACAGAATCGAGCTACGGAGTCGATCCAACTCCGACCGGAACCGACGCGGTTTTGGTGAGGGATCTAAACATCACTCCTCAGCAGAGTGATGTTGTCAGCCGCGACTTAATTCGTCCTTATTTGGGCGCTTCGGAGCAGCTGCTGGCCAACACTCGCGTTGAATGTACGTTCAGTGTTGAGCTAGCAGGATCTGGTACTACTGGCACCGCTCCGCAGTACGGCAAGGCGCTTCAAGCTTGCGGCCTTTCTGAGACTGTATCTGCTGGAGTCAGTGTCACCTATGCACCAGTAAGTGCATCTTTCAGTTCAGTCACTATTCACTACAACATTGATGGTGTTCGCCATAAGGTGACTGGGGCAAGAGGAACATTCACATTGAATGGCTCGGTCGGTGAAATCCCGTCCATCGACTTTACGTTTACTGGCATCTACAACGCTCCTGATGATTCAGCATTGCCTAGCGTTACTTACGCAAATCAGGCAACACCGCTGATCTTCAAGAACGGCAACACTGATACCTTTTCTCTGCTCTCTTACTCTGGCTGCTTGCAGTCAGTGAGCTTGGATATCGGCAATACGGTTGTCTATCGCGAACTGATTGGTTGCAGCAAAGAAGTAATCATTACTGATCGCAGCGCAAGCGGTAGCGTGAGCATTGAGATGGTTTCAATTGCCACGAAGGATTACTTCTCTGCTGCCTTGACTGACGGCACGCTGGGTAATCTTACGTTCCAGCACGGCACCACGGCAGGAAACATCGTTGATTTTGCTAGCACTAAGATCGACATCGGAGACGTGAGCTATGGGGACCAAGACGGCATTGCGATGCTGAACATCCCATACACCGCGATTCCATCAACAGCGGGCAACGACGAGTT